TGTCTGGAGCCATAGCGAGACTGAAATCCAACTATATTGGTATGGAAAACTATGGTGATATGAGTTTAATACAAAATGACGACCTTATAGATTACATGGAAACAGGTGAGCTTGCAGGCAATCCGTACGCAAATGATTTCGTAGGCTCCACTAAAACACGACCTGGTAGGATTAATAAAATTACCTTAAATCCTAACGCTACAACAACAGGCGACTAATGGAAATATTCGAAGTTGAGATTTCTCCAGGAGTCACTGAAACTGTAGAGGCAAAAAATGCCGATGAAGCAAGAAAAAAAGTAAAAGCTCTTATAGCGCAAGGTGCACTGTCACCATTTTATGATGAACTGTTCTTTGACTATGAAACAGGAGTTGATAATAAAAGACTAAGAAGAAATTTAGCTCTTGCAGAGACTACTGAAGAACAAAATAAAGCTATTCAAAATATTTTTGATGAAGTGCGTGCACAGAAGGAGCCGATAGGACAAGAAAATAAATTAGTAAATGAGGTAGGAGAACAAGGATTTATAAGAAACACTAAAGGACAAATGGCATTAACACCATATGGCATGCGTCAACTTGGTTTAGAAAATCTAATTAAAGAACGAACTTTGACAGATGGTTCTACTATAAAACTTAATACCATAATAGATGAAAACGATTTTAATTTACTTACTGGCGATTTGTCTGACCTTGCTGGAGTGGCAGGGCCTATACTAGGTACAATAACAGGTTTTATTCCACAAACTAGAATACTCAAGGGCATGACAAGACTCATGGGTAACAATGCGGTATTAGGACGTATGCTTACTGCTGGTGTAGGTAGTACAGCAGGTAAGGCAGCTGAAGAGGAAGTGGTTGAAACTGTTGAGGGTTTTCAGTTGCAAGAAAGAGATGAAATTAACGATTTATATAAACAAGAGTTTGTGTTTGGATCATTAGCTCAAGGACTTGGAGAGGGCGTATTTAAGATTTACCAAACCTTTCTAGGTAAAAGAGTGCAACCTTCTGATTCAAGAGTTTTATATAACCAAAATCAAAATAGATCTGTAGCTGACATTATGAAACTTGATAGGGAGTTAGGTAAAGAGGCAACAGAAAGGCAAATAAAAGACGCTATTAAAAAAGGTAAAGTAAAGAGATTTGATTGGAAGATGGATAAATCTGCTGGTGCCATACCTGCACAACAATCGTTAGAAAGAATGTTGCCTGGTAGAGCACAAAGTATTGCTGAACAAGTATTAGGTAATAACAGAGATAAAGCTAATGCTAGTTATTTATTTGCAGAACTTAATTACCTTTTAAGAGGCATAAAGAATGAAAGATCAGCCCTTGATTCTTACATATCATCAGCACAAAAAGGCAGATTAGATAAATCTATTGACGAAAAACTACAGTCACTAAGAAGTGCTGAGTCTGATGTGACCAATCGTTTAGATAAATTACTTAAAGATGTCACAGAAGATGCATTGCAAATAGGTAATTATGGTCACATACCTAGCAGAAAAGATTTTGGTGACAGCATTAAAAACACCGTATCTTCAGCACGTGCTTTTGTGACTAAAGAAATGGGCGAAAAATATCAAAAGGTTGACAACCTAATGAAAGATATGCGTAGTATTTATAAGCTCGAACCAGATGATGTGGGCGACTTACAACCTGTTGGTAGAGCCGTAGTTCCAGGACAGCAAGATCAACTTGTATTGAAAACAGGTCAAGCAAAAGACGTGGCTAATGCAATCAACGCAGCCATTAACACGACAGCAAATGAATACTTTGAAAAAGGTTTGTTGCGTATAAAAACTTTTAAGTCTGACTTTCCTGGCTATGATTTAAGTATCCAAGATCCATTAGTACGTGGTACAACTATAGATCAGGTTGAGAAGAAGTTTTTAGATTTATACAACAAAACAGGTGCAGAGGCCATTGCAGAAGGACAAGGAGTAAGTCTTTTTCAATTGCGTAACTTTGCAAAAGATTTAGATATATACATTAAAGAAAGTCCATTACCATCACCACAAAGAGAGCTGTTGATTGATTTAAAAAGATTGATTGACTCCACTGGCTTTGATACCAAAAGAAGTATTATGACAGACCTTGGCAAAAAAACTTTTGCTGATCTCAACATACGATTAAAAAGGCAAGGAATATCTGTAACAAAACAACAAGCAGATGTAATTAATAATTCACTTGCAGAACTAAGAAGTGTCAACTTACTTAACGCCCAAAGGATGCAACCCTTTGATAACTTAAACATACAAAAAATTATTTCAAATGCAAAGATTGGCTCTACTCCACCTGATGACATTTATCAAAAGATTTTTCTTGGTGGCTCAACAAAAGATTTAGAAGATTTGTTTAGAGCAGTTAGAAACTATGACGAATATCTAGCTAGTATTAACAAGCCTGCAAATACAGAGGCAAAATTAAAAGCTCAACTCAAACAAAAGCTTTTTGACGATGCTATTTACAAAGCAACAGATGGAGAGACCCGTAATATAAACTTTACAACTTTTGCTCGACAAATAATGAAGTTTGACAAAGAAATGGCAGATAAAGGTAAGATTGATATTTTGTTTCAAGATAAAACAGGTGGCAGTAGTGGCGAGCTAGTAAGAAAAACCATATTCAATATAAATAGAGTTCAACCAAACCTAAAACCAAAAGATTTACGTGACCTAGTAGCTGATTTCAGTAGTACCAAAGAAGGTCTCAATGCAAATGCACAAGGTAAGGCTTTCATTAGAGGTCTGACAGAATTAGCTAACGAATCTGAAAAAGTTTTAAAATTTAGAGCTAATCGTGCAATTGCTGATTTACCAGAGAAAGGTATTGAAGCAACAACAGACACTATTTTTAGACCTGGTAATGCTAAGGTTATTGAAGATTTAAAAGCAACAGTAGATGACGATGTGTTCAATAGTATTCAACAAGCAAGCATGATGAAACTATTAAAAAGATCTGTTGATTTCAATGGGAATGGCAGAATAAATGACATTTTTAAATCTGGTAATTTAGAGACAGCCCTAAACTCTTATGGAGACGAAACTCTTGAGGCTATGTTTGGTAAAGAAACAACAAGAGGTTTGCGAGATTTTCAAAAGCAAGTAGATATATTAACAGCAGGAGAGATAGGTAGAGGTGGCAGTGCTGGTGGACTAGTAGCTGCGGGTCTTGGTGCGGCCGTTGTATTTGCACCTCTTGCTTCATTAAAACCATTATTGGGTCTAGTTATAGCAAGAACAGCATTAAGTAATCCAAGATTTGTTGGTCTTTTAAGTAAGAACGATCCAGGCAGTATAGCTCAAGCTGTGCAGATTATGGAACGAGCGGCCAGACAGTATGGTGTAAGAAGTGTTGATGGTTCTTTTGTTGAAGGCACAGTTGATTTTGCTGATGAGTTATTTGAAGATGCAAAAACTGCCGTTGGCATTACTGATGAACAAGTAGAAGAACAAACTGGTGAGGGTCTACAAATGTTTCAACAGATGCGTGATCAAATTAATGAACTAACAAAACCAATTCAACCAGTTCCTGAAGTGCCAGATGTTGTATCACCCGATCTAGCACAAGCACAAATACCAGATCCGTTATCAGAAGAACGTATTGAGTTTGCTGAACGTGTAGCTGGTAGGCCTATACTAGGTTAATCTTTTTCCCAACGTAGTTTCAATTGTCCTGTGACAGGCTGCCAATCTCTGCCTGGTCTTGTAGTCCATCCTGTGCCCTCTTTCCAACCACCTGTCTCTCCTGTAACTTTGTATCCAGCACCTCGTAAGCTAGCACCACTTTCTGATTTGAGGGTATAGGTAAGTATTCTTTTACCGCCCATCTGTTGCCAGATTCTCCATAGTCTGCCATATATAAAAGAGTTTGTATTTTTTGGTGCGTCTGGGTGAACGCAAGATCTAACTACTTCTGCTGTAAATCCATCATCAAGTTTTCTAGCTACTGGTCTTCCTAAAATACCAACACCTACAAGCTGATCATCATATGAAACACCAATAGCAAACTTTGCTCCTCTTACAGGTTTGTTATGTCTATGAAAATTTGTAACAAATAAATTTGCGTCTTTAATAGATATTGGTATGACTTGTAGTTTCACTCTTCAAAAAAGTTTGGATCAACAGCTACAAACCTCTTAGCAGGCCTGCCTTTACCACCTATCTTAATTTCAACCTCTTGTATTTCACCTGCATTTTTAAGTCTTTCAATAATCTCTTTGACCTCATACGACTTCATACTTCTAAATAATTCATGCCTATCTACTTCACGCTTGGATATACCCTCACCGTTTCTAGATCTAATAAACGATAGCACCTGTTTAATTTTGGCTTCCATAGCACTGCTAGCAACCTTGTCTCTACAAGCCTCTATAAACAACAGATCGTAATATCTAATGAAATCCACAGCCCATGTTGTAATATCGCCTGTAATCGTCTGTGCGTCAGCGTTAGAGGCAAGTGTGCATAACAGGGCTAAACGCATAGCCTTCTCCTTAGAACGGCTTAGAAGTGGCTCTAGGTTGTCTTTTTCTAGTATATCTTGGCGTTTTACGATCTCACGGGCAAAATCTTGTAGTATTTCTTCCGATTCTCTATCAAACCTTAAAACTATCTGGTCAAGATCTATCTCTGCATTATCCCTTGATACATCACTCATATTTCCTCTTTGTCTACGTATATAGTTGACCCAATTGACAATTGATGTTGGTGGTTCTTTAAATCTACGTAACTCACCTACACGTCTTGGCTCTTTTGATTCAACGACAACAAAACGATTGAGAAACCCGTCAGCTATACGCCCACTATTCAATGCCTTGTAAAAGTTCTTCGGCACTGACAGACCAACCAATGTAATGGCAGGCTTGTGTGTAACACGGCTCATCATCATTTCTTTATATTGTTCTTGCACATTCATCAATGAATAGTTATCTGGCCGCAATGTTCCATGACACCTACCCCAAGCTTCCATCAGTGTTTGTATGCCATCTTCTCTATTTGTGTTTTGTGATGCGCCAATGGCCTCCAGTCTTTTACCAAACTCATCCATGATGGTTATTTGTGTTGGTCGCATTTTAAGAACTGAGTGAACTGCACCAGATGATGTGTAGCCATCTCCTACTACAAGCTTTTCATGGTCACTAGCGTTTAACACTGATTCCACAAATGTTTTAATGTTTTCTTTACCTTGTCCTGACTTTGCAATACCCATGAAATACATAGATGAAAAGTTGTTCATGTTTGTTCTATAAATACGTCCACAGGTTACACTTGCTAATGCTAAGGCACCTACTAAAGACAGCTCTGGCTGTGGCACTTGTGCTATCTCCTCACAAAACTTAAACATGTCTTTAAGTAACCCAGGTGGATTGAACAGATCTCTAGGTTTGTGTATGGTTTCACTTGCTTGTACAAACAAAGGTGCGATCTGATTTTTTCTATCATGTGTGCTTTTAACACTTGTAACTACTCTTTCAATCTCTTCTTGTGGTAATGGTGGATTATTATTTTTGTTCCAGTTTTGTAGAAAGATTTTTACAAACTCAATGTTTACATTTTTAGATATTAGATAGCCTGCTATTCTTGCGGCCTCATCATTCCTTGATCCTTCTAATACACCATCTAATAGAAAAGGTGCTGTTTGCACGCTTGTTTCTGTTTTTGGAACGCCAGTAATTTTTGCAAACTCTATTTCTGTAAAGTCAGGTAAGTCTGTGTGATCTGTAATTTTCCAATCAGGAAACGTTATAGGTTTATATATTTGTCCGTTAGCGTGTCTGTTCCAAGGTGCAATGATTAGTCCACCTACACCTCTTATATCTATTAATCTTTCAATGGGTGTCTCTGGAGTTCTCCTTGTAGCAAAGGTGGTGTAGTTTTGTGGGTTGTTGTAATAGTAGTGCATACCTTTACCAGTAACAACTTTGAAAGGACAAGGTGGTAAATTGTTCTCCACCCAATTCATAGCCTCTGGAGAATCAGCATCTACGACAATAAACTTACCGCAAACAAGAGCAACAACTAAATTATCCTTACCCTCAAACCATGACTTTACAAGGTCTCTAGACGGTCGCTCCTGTTTATATTGCTCCCAACCTTTCAGAAAAGGTGGTGGCTTTTTGTTAGATCTTTGTAATGGAACAACGTTATAGCCTTCGTCATAGTAAGCAAGTGCTTGCTCTAAGGATGTGTCGTCCTCAGTAATATTAAGCTGAAACACACTAAACTTCTGTTTCTATGATTTCAGATATAGGCCCGTAAATAGACTCGTAATCTAATCTCCCATCAGTTGCTCTGATAATTTTCTTAGCTTGATTGACAGTTGGATTTCTATAGCCATATCTCCAAGACTTAACGGCAGCTTCTGAACAGCCAAATTGTTTTGCAGATTCTCTTTGTCCCAAAAACTCTATATACTCTCTTAGTGTATATCTTTTGACTTTTCTTGTAGTGTGATTTGGTTTGATTCCCATAGTTTCTAATTCCTTAAGTTTTTCTGTTGCTAAACTCTTTGTACGAAAAAAGAAATTTGCTTGCCAAGTAATGTTCTCTTGCTTGATATTCTCCATTTGCTTCTCCTGTCATCATATTGTAAAAAAATAAATTTTACACATGGTAACGATTTAGTGTATAATCGTCAAGTAAATTTATTTAGGAGAAAGTATGGAACTATCAAAAAGAATCGTATCTCCGCAAAAGCTTGTGCAAAATCAAGGAGCAAAAATCTTGGTGTATGGCATGGCTGGAGCGGGGAAAACAACCCTAGCAAAAACATGTCCTGGACGAGTGCTTGTCATAAGTGCAGAGGCTGGCTTACTTGCAATCAAGGATGCTGACAATGTTGAAGCTATTGAAGTGAAAGAAGCCTCAGAAGTCATGGAGCTTCATGACGCTTTGAAGTCTGGCGAACTACAATATGACACAGTTTGTTTGGACTCAGTATCTGAGATAAGTGAGATTTTATTGAATTGGGAAAAGTCTAGAAGTAAAGATCCTAGAATGGCATATGGTAATGTCCAAGATTCAGTGGGTAATCTCATGCGTGCATTTAGAGATTTACATATGCACGTTTTATTTCTATGTAAAGAAGCCGTTATTAATGATGATGGTGTTCTTAGACATGCACCAAAAATGGTTGGTCAACAGCTTGGTGAAACTGTCACCTATTTCTTTGATGAAGTGCTTGCATTACGCATCATAGAGGATCAAGACGAGGAAGGCAGAAACACAAGAAACAGATGGTTGCAGACCGTCTATGGTCAGGGATATAAAGCAAAAGACAGAAGCGGTAAGCTGGATGATTTTGAAAGGCCTGATATAAGTGCCTTAATTGAGAAGTTAGGGTTTTCATTAACAAATATCACAAAGGGGGAATCTAATGAGTGATTTTAGTGATGTCGAGTTTTTCGACAATTTAGAAGAGCAGTCTACTGGCACACCAGTTGCACCAGAGGGCGAATACAATGCAAAGATTATTGCAACTGACAAATACAAATCTGCAGCAGGAAACTGGACTTTAAAAGTTACGTTTCAAATTGCTGGGGGTAAGTATCGTGACCATAACGAATGGTATAACCTATGGGCTACTAACGAGGATAACAAGCGCATAAGCACTGAGATTTTTACCAGGCTTACTAAAGCTGTTGGGTATAAGAAGTATCCAGAGAATCA